GTACCAGCCCTTGGCTTTCTTCGACAGCACAACGCCGAACTTGCCCTTTGGCATGGTGCATACCTTCGCGGCGCGAGTGTTCGTCTTCTTCCGGATCGCCAGCTTCGACATGGCCTTGAAGTTGTAATTGTATGCAGGAATGGTCTTGCCTTTCGCTGCTGCGGTCAGCTTCTTCCACGTCGCCTTATCGCACTTCCCTGTCGGGCTCAACTTATTGGCCTGTTGAAATGCTTTTATGGCAGTAACACAGTCAGACCCTACCTTCACTCTGATATCCGTCATCAGGAATTTCAGAGCTTTCAGGTATGCTTGGCAGACGGCCCCTTCATAGGAATTCGTGCCTGCCGATACCGTGTTGTAGATGCCGGCGCGGGTGTCGTTGATCCTCACTGTGGAGGACGTGGTCTTGGTGACATAATGGGGGCCGGCAGAATCTTCGATAAAGTCCTGAAGCCACTTCTGCAACCATATCCCGTTCCGGTCTTCCAGCTTGATTTGTAGATCGTCCGCCTCGTCTTCCTCGTTGTCAGTGAAGTTGAACGACATCAGATACTTATTGACGACAGACGAAATATCCGTATTGTTGAAGGTCACTGAAAGCAGTGCAGCGCGGGCGACAGTCTTATCAGCTTTCGTGTAGTTTTTTTCGGGCTTCTTCCCGCTGATGTCCTCGATCTTGCCTTTGTAGTCATCATCCGAATTGTCCCCATGCCCAGGAAGAAAAGGAGCATGGATGCCACCAAATATATCAAACAGCCGATTTGACATTATTCTTCAGCCTCCTCGGAATCCTGAACCCACGGAGGAAGATCAGAGGACAGAATCTTATTGTCTTCGTCGATCTCTGGAATGTTGAGCACGACGCCAGAGGGGAAGATGTATGTCCCGATGTACTGCGTATTCGCATACATCAGGGCAGACATGGCGTCAAGAGAATCATATTGGGAAAGGGCGATAGTATCCCACATATCGCCCTGCTTGGTTGTATAAGTGCTCATGCATACGCCCCCCTCACTCTGTCTACTGCCATATCCGCAAGAACCTGTTTGACGGTTTCAATGAGTTCCGAATCATGCGACCGAAGCATGCGCTCCAATTCCTCGGAATTTGCATTTCCTCTGACGTTGTACGATGGAGAAAGGGTCAACACGAATTGGTTTCCGGTTTCGCTGGAATTTGCGGTTATGGGCATACCAGCGGCTTGTCTGCTGGCGTTCGCCAGAATCGCCGTTGTTTCCGCTGCCGTAAACACCTGCTCGCCGCCGTTCATCATCACCAGCTCCGGGCCCATCTCACCGACCATGTACACACCTGGATGGGCATTGCTCGTGCCTGTAGCAGCAGCTCCATCCGTGCCACCGCCTCCCCCAGGCACATTGATGTCAGGCATGTGAATCTTATCCAATTCGGCCTGCGCTGCCGCCGCGATCTTCGCAAAAGCAGCCTGGACAGTTGGCACCATGGCAATGGCAGCATCGGCCATGGCCTGCAACGTGCTTTTCGCTGATTCCGCTGCTTCGCTCGAAAAGTCCATTCCTTCAATCGTGCTTGCCATTTCTTCCTGAAGGGCAGTCATGGTCTCGGAGAAATTGGTCTGGATTTCTGCGACGGTTTCAGCGAATTCAGCTTTTTTCTGCTGGACGAGCTCATAGGCGGCGTTCAGAGCTTCGATGTCTTCAGGCGTCGTGCTCTCGGAGGTCAGGCGCTTCAGCGTCTCAGCGCTTTCGGCTGTGCCATCGGCCAGCTCGCCGAGTATGCCCGAATCGACGCCAAGTTCCTTAGCCTTTTCAAGCATTTGGGAGTATTCTTCCCAATACTTGGCCTGGGATTCCAGCCCCTCTCGCATGGAGTTCTCGCCATCATTGACGTACTGCGGGCTGACCTTTATCTTGCCGACTTTCTCAAACAGTTCAAATTGTCCGTTGGCGCTGTCGAGGGCACTCTTGTACGCTTCATCGTAGGCTTCGCCCAGCTCTGTCATCTTGTCTATGATCGGCTGAATGGCGTTCTGCAAATCAAGAGCGCTTGAAGTGACCTCGCCCATTCCCTCTGCGGCGTTCTCTGCGCTGTCACCACTGTCATCCAACGCCGCGTTGACCTGTTCAATGGCATTAGCCGCCAGCTCTGCTCCATTCTCCGTAGAAGAAAAGGTACGATTGATCAGCGCTTCGGCTTCCTCAATCGTGATCGCACCATTCTTCACGCCGTTTACGATGTTCTGAATGAAAGCATCAATGGTTTCCTGGTTACTTGCGATCAGTTCTCCATAGTCGGCGACCATTTCATTCATATGCTGAATGTTGTATTGCAGCATATCATCGTTGACTTCATAGTTGCCGAAGTTGTCGAACAAAGAAACGGACCCATCCGCATATTCGGAAAGGTCGCCGTAATAGTCCCCCATCAAGTCGTCCAGGGCGTTGATTTCCTGCATCAGATTACGGGCTTCTTCACTGGCGGGGTTGAAGGTCTCGCTTGCGGCCATCTGGTCGTATGCCTGAAGCATCTTCTTGTATTCGGCATTGACCTGTTCGGCGTTCATGCCGAGATACTTTTCTGCCCCTGCTACTTGCTGCACCCACGGTGCCTGTTGCTGTAGCAGATCATTGTTATCAGCTACAGCAGCCGCATATTTCTTCGCCTGAGAAGTGGCATTATCATAAATCTGTGCGCGGAGTTCTGCTTGCTTTGCAGCAGCGAGGGCTTCCACGGTTTCCAGCTGCGCATTGAAAGCATCCGTCTCACCCTCGGTGGCACTGATAACGCCGTTGGAGGCCGCAGCCAACTGGTTCTTGATGTCGGCCAACTGTGCTTCCTTCTCATTGAGGGATTGAACAACAGCATCCGTTTCCTCATACTCTGCGTTCAGACCGTCATACTGCGATTGCAGCTGATTGACGACACCCTTCTGTTCGGCGATTGCTTCGTTGAGTTCTTCCATCTCTGCCGACAGAGCGGATTTCTCCTTCTTGTCGTTGGTTGCCAGCATTTTCAGGTTGAGTTGATCATACTGGTTTTGCAGAGTGGTGAGCGTCTCCTGGGCGCTGGAAAGATCGGAGCCAACCCCGGAAATATCAGATTTCAGCTGGGTCAGCTTTGAGGTCAACGTATCCAGGTCGAGGTCAGGGGTAATGGTGATGGTCGTACCGTCTACAAGGTCTTCAGGGGCAACCTTACCGTCCTCTGCGGGCTGTCCATACAACGTCACGTTAGTACCGTCAAGGAAACCGGCAGCGGCCAGTTTTTCAGCAGCTTCAGCAGTGAGCTTTACATCCGTGCCGGTCAGGAATCCTTCAGCCGCCAGATATGCAGCGGCCTCCGGAGACAGCGCGACCTCGGTGCCTGTCAGGAATCCCTTTGCCTCCAAAAGCGCCGCAGCTTCCGGTGTCAGCTGTACGGAGCTTCCTTCGAGGAAATCGGAACTCGCGAGGTAGGCAGCAGCTTCAGGCGTCAGCTCGATCTCGGTGTCAGTGACAAAACCCTTGCCCTCTATGTAGTTGCCCTGCTCCGCGTACAGCGCGAGGGTATCATCGTCGAGGTAGCCCGCCGCCAGTAGCTGGTTCGCTGCCTCGGCGGTCAGCAGCACCTTCTGATTGTCAAGGAAACCAGCAGCGGCCAGCGTATTCCCGGTTTCAGCGGTCAGTGTAATCAGGGTGCCATCCGGGATGAAATCAGAGGCCGCAAGGTAGCTGGCCTGTTCGGGCGTCAACTGTACGCTGGTGCTGTCCAGGAAGTCATCGGCGGTCAGCATGCCCGACTGTGCTACTTCAGCTGACAGGCGGATGCCGACGCTACCGGCTTTCTGAATATCCTTGATAGCGGAACGGGTGATGTCCAGTTCGTCACTCAATTCCCTGTATTGATCAGCCAAATCAAGAATTTCCTGCTGCTGGTCGAACTGGGTCATAAGATCGTCGAACTCTGTATCTAAATCCTCGAAGCTCCTTCCCGCGTCACCCATCACAGAGGAAAGATAAACGATGCCACCAGCGAGGGCGGCAACGGCACCGGTAATAGCGAGGATGACAGGCAAACCAGGGATGGCAGCTGTCATTATAGCACCAGCAGCAGCGGCTACCTTCATGGCCGCAGACAGTGCAAGGACGCCGCCAGTAACACCAGCGACAACGCCGACGACAGTGGTCAGCGCCTTAACGATCGCTGGATTTTTCTCAATGAATTCAGATACACCCTGAAGAATAGGGGTGAATACTTCAGCAGCGCCACCGATTGCAGGGGTCAGTGCGTCGCCAACCGCGACCTTCACATTGTTGGCTGCGTTTTGCAGCATGGTCAGCTTTGCCTCGGTGGTTCCATACATGATGCCGGCCTTCTCGGTCAGGGCGGTGTTGTTTTCCCAGGCTGCGTTCGCCTGGTCAACGGTATTGGAAAGCAAATCGCCCGCAGACGCGAGGCCAAGGATGGCCTTTGTCTGGCGGACATTGTTGATTCCCAGTTCATCCAGCAGGACGACGGCGCTCTTGCCGTTGC